CTTATTTGTACGCACTTATAATAATCGATATGCAGTATCGGATCAGTGGTGCTATCAGTCTGACAAACAAAAGTAGGAGTCATGTCTACGATAGGGATGTTCGCCGTCAGTAGTGTACTAGACCCTTTTACACCGTCTATCCAATACTCAATAGTATCAACTCCGCTAATCTTGAATGCAAACTTGACATACACGCCATCGCCAAGTGTTTTAATTCCCGTCACCTGACCTTGAGCCGTTGCCTTACAAGCTGAAAGCTCTGCCACGCCCGCAAGGGTTGTCAGGACTGTCAAGCCGACATAATCAGCATTTGCGTCAAGTGCCCCGTTAGGTAGCAGAGTGCCGTCAATGTCGGCAAGCCCTACAAATATCTGGGATGTAAACGCTGTATCGACAACCTTAAACCGGCATTCATACCAAATGTCCTTGCCTGCGGCAGGGGTAAAGCATTCACCGAGCTTCTGGACATTAACGCCTTGATGCTGTGTACCTGAGTTGCAATCTGCTAAAGCCACACCGCCGACTTCATCTGTTAATGCAAATGTGCCGGTGCTGGCCTGAGTAACCGTGTAGCCAGCCATCGTTGCAGCGTCATTGTTATTAAAGTCCTCAAAGATAACATGAGCTACCCCCGGATCATGTGAAGCCGCATTGAGCGGGCATGTTGCCCATACGCCCCCCGGCTGAGCCGGATTGTACTTGTCATCGAAAAAAGTCTGATTACCTTCTAGAAATCTTGCTTTTGTACTCATAATATATTCCTTAATATTAAGGGTACGGGCAGTTTCCCGCCCGCCCCAGAGTTACGTTAAAATTACGCCGTTACAGCGTTCAATACTTCACTGTCATACGAGGGCTTAGCCATCATAATCAGACAACCGCCAAGAATAGCAGCGTCGGCAACCTCATCGCATTTCAGTCGTACATTCGGGTAGTTCAAGAACTGATTTTCAGCCTTTGCCCGAATGACATAAGCTTGGTGACTACCTGCGGTCGTAGTAAACCCAGCGGACGTTGCTGCTGTCCATTTGGTATTAGTTTCACCGGCAGACACACGCTTGTACTCAAACTCAACTTCTTCAGTATTCGAGGGTGTAAAATCATCGCACGATTCGACCGTGATAGTGGTTGTTCCTGTCGTACCTACGCCCCAAGAGATGATAAAATACGCCTCTTCGTATTGGCTTAGGCTAACAACGTCAGTAAAGATTTCGTCGGCAAGAGCGTCCGCTACTGGCGATGCCAGTAACCCACCGCTTACCCCTGTTCCTGTTACAAAGTGAAATTCACTCATATTCTTATTCCTTAAAAGGAGGTTTTAGATTAACTATTAACGAGCCGCCAGAGTTACGAAGCTGGACAGGGTTTTCGTACTGTGCTTCGGAGTCAAGGCAGTCTTTTCCCAAGGCTTGCCGTCCATACGGACAATAAACCTAAACGCTGTCTGATCGGATACGAACTTCAAGTGAATACTTGATGCCGCTCTAATCTGACCACCGTTCTTTTCGCCGACAAGATACTGACCCCAATCTGCAAGGGTAATATCGCCCTTGTCGCCTAGCGTCTGGTTGTGCTCGGAGAAGAAGATAGGACGACCGAGAAGGGTTTGGATAGGATTGCCGGTTACGCCGTTGGTGCTAGTCTGCATTAGACCAGCCGCCGAACCACCTGTGCCTACAGGGAGAGCGAGGGTAGCGATAGCAACAAACGCATCAATGTTTGCCTGCCATATAGCCGAACCTTGTCCAGCAGGTCGCAAACGAGACCACATCTTCAAGATGTTGTTTGTTACGATAGTATCTGCTGCCTGTCCTGATTCCTTAGCGACCGTGACAAGACTAGGTGCATTCAGGATACCAAGAGATTGATTTGCTCCGTTACCGTTCATCAGGTCTTCATCAATCTGGAATCCGATAGCGTCTCCGAAACCCTTATTGAGCATTGGCTCAATTGAGATCGGGGAATCTTCAAGCAGTTCACTTGTAGCGAATACCAAACAGGCAAGCTTGGACAGTTCCAGGTTGACTTTGCCGAGCTTCATCTTACTGGCTGTAATATCGCCGCCTTCGTCTGGACGGTAAACGATAATTCCGCCGTAAACATGCAGGGCATGGCTTTCGTCTTCGATTACCGGGATTCCTACTGAGTTGGTCATCATTGGAATCTTCATAGTGCGAGGATATGCAATAGATGTTTCAAGCAGGTTTGACATCAGGGTGTTGCGGAACATTGTTGGGACTAAGAAGCCGCCCTCAGAATCGATTCCTTCGTTTTGTCCTGATGGGGCCTTCGAAACATTTGAGAGCCAAGCCCCCATTTTAGCTGTAGTTTCATTGCTGAAAGATTTACGGCATTCAACCGCAAAATCGCCAAGAGAACTAAAGCCACCTGTTTTCAGGAAGTCGTCTTCGCTTTCTTGCTTGATCTGGAAGTCGGCGTTCTGCTTAAGGATAGCGTTGACTATCTCTTTCTTGTTTTCGTCAGACAGTTCAAACTTACCGGCGTCCGGTGTGAAGTCGTCTACTTTGACAATATCGCCAGCCTTCGGATCGTACATCTCACAGATGCCTTTATCGACAAGCCTTTTGGCGTCATCGTCTTGGAGCGTGAGCAATCGTCCTTCAACGTATGTTACGTCATTGTTCTTCCACTCTTTCAAGAGTCTTATTTGTACTTTCATAATAGGTTTCCTTAAATTCTAGTTAATGTTAATCAGCTAATATCTCTGACTGCCGTAACTAGTATCTCCGGTTTTACCCTAATACTTCCGTCACTTAAGACTAATATCTCTACTGGCTTATTCTACTCTACTTCTATAAATTCTTCAACTGGTATTTCTACGCTTATTGTCTTTTCTTTGAAATCGTCTGCACATAACAGCAGTTCATCGTCTTCAATTTCCTCTACGTGCAGGCATTCTTTTAGTTCGTCCGATATTGTAATGCTCTTGCTCTTTACCGCGATTGCAAGGGCTTCGGCATTGGCCGGGACAGTGACAGGTGAAAACTCTGTTAGCATCCACTTAGTAAACATAAACCTACATTCTGCCAATAGTGGATTAGCCTTTATATCGTCAGGTGTCGGCCTGCGCCCTTCTTTCGGTATGAACCCAACCGAGAAAGCATTAAGAAAGCCGCCTTTAAACAACTGCCAGACCTCTTCGGCTAATTCAGTAGTGGCAAACTTGACTTTAGCTGTGATCCGCTTACGCCCCTGTTTAATCCATAATGCCTTACCGATAGGGGGCTGGAATGTATTATGTGACCACGGCACAACCGGATTCTTACGAAAGTCCTCGGCGTCCATACCCTTCGGCACAAGCACTTCGTTATCGCGGTCAATCGAGTCAGTAGAGATAACAGCAATTACAGACCGTTCCTCCTCATTTATGTCTGTAGCCTTGCATAGCCCGAAGGATTGCTTTGTCTCGCCATCGAATTTGTACTCGCACTCGATTAGTTCCTGGTCTTTTTCCAGTTCGTCTATATTCTCGATTGCCATAGTTTATTCCTTAAATTGAACGTACTCGCTCATTTTCTTCGCTACTATACTTTGTCCGCACTTCAAACACTTACCTCTATGCTTATATCCTAGCTGCGTCCTTACTATGTCATTAGCTTCTATGTCTTTGATACCGGACACGTCATGTTTTCCGCCCGGACAACTCATTACTTTATTTCTGTATTCTTTAAACATTTTAATCTTCTAACAATAAAACTTCGTCTACAGTTCTAGATGCTACAGCGAAAGTGCATAAATTCCGTTCTTTGTCAAAGAAGTACATAAACCCTTCTTTTATATCGAAATAATCTGCGGACACCTCTGAGTCCTTATAGCATATACCTCGCCATTTAATCTTATATGTATTCATTTTCTTTCCCTTTTCTTAATTATCCGCTATAATAGGTATCTGTTGACATCTACAGTTCGGGTGGAGCGGTGGATGCTTAATCGGTTCATAACTGTACTTCTGGGTTATATCATTCCCTGTAACCGGATCTTTTACTGTTAGAGATTCACCCTTATCAAACCAGTTCCCGCCGAGCTTCTGGACTTTGCCGTGCATTGAAGCACAGTATGGACACCTACGATCATCGGGCACTGTGTCCCACTTTACCGCCGTAACTACCCCGCTTTGCTTCCAGGCAAGCACTGTGCCCTCGTTATGTGCCCAGATAGTCTCGGTTCTTACTACTCTGTCAGCTTTGAATCTTGCATCGAACTGAGTCCGAACCCGCTTAATCGTTCCACTACGGCTTTCTCCCAGATTGATCGATGCTTGTATATCGTCTCTGACTTCACGCTGGACAGTAGTGGCTACTGACCTGATTTGCCCTTGTCTCTCGTCTAATGCTCTTAGTACGGCAGGGCTGGAAGCGTTTACTATCGCGTCAGGCTTAACCTTTTCCATTGCGTCTACAAGCCCATTAGCCAAAAGACCGCGAATAAACGGGGCTGCATTGTCGGCTATTTCGTCAGCCCATTTTGCCTCATTGAATACCGAACTGATAATATCGTCAGCAGATGCGGCAAAGGCAGCGTCACTTGCTTCATCTTCAATAGCTTTAGGCTTGCCGTATGCTTTGAGGTTCTTGACAATCTCCGCTTCCATAGCCTTGAATGTCAGGATCATATTAGTCCTGAATATGTTCGGCATGAAGTCAGGATCGGGCAGGTCGTTTGTTTGGCCTTCCCGCTTAATCACCTTCTTTGGTTCATCAACAGTCTCAACCTCAATCGGTTCTGGTTCTACTGGCTCATCGCCCCACGGCGCCGGATCAACACCGTCCTTTGCCCGTTCCTCATTGACCGAACTGTATTTATTCCTTATAAGGGTTTCAATCTCTTTCAATCGCTGTTCGCCGTCTACCGGAATAGCGTCGTCGAACAATAAGAAAAGATCCTCGCCCCAATTAGGAGTAAATTGCTCATTTAGCTTCTGTTCAATCATCGTCAGCTTCGGATTGATAGTAAACTGCATCCATAACTTGATTGATGATCTTAGATTATCCCGCGATATTTCAGTCGGCACTACGAATGTCAGGGGTACGCCATAGACGCCGCATGTTTCCTCCAGGGTTGTCTTACGTCCTTGTACGAAGCCCATGTCTTTAGGCTTATGCCCGTATTCGTGGACTTTAGCACCGCCAGAGGCAACAAAGAGTTTACCTGTATTCTTTACGCCGCCTGTACCGCTCCTGTAACTAGCCTGAATCCGCTTACGCTCTGTATCGCCCAATGTGCTATCAACAGGTATCTCCATGACCATTGACGGATTGCCACCATTCTTAAAGTTGGCGATCTCGTACTGATTCATGGCCTCGTTAAGATCGATGCTCTGCTCACCGGCCTTTGTGGGGCTGTCGCCTTTGAGCGGGCATGTCATTGAGGTGTATTTGAAATGGATTATGTCTTTGGGGTTAAAGTTGCTTGTATGCTTATTAACCCTGTATTCATAGCTGGCAATCCGCTTTTCGTTCTTAGTAAGCTTGATTGTGACGTATTGAGACTGTAAAGGCCATATATTCAGGATAGTCCCGCCTACTCCCCTCTGTAAATACCAATAATCAACGCCAATAGCCTCTAAGTACTTTACTGTAAGCTCTTTAAGGTCAAATGCGTTATCGTTTGGGTTTACGCTTCTAAGTAGATCGAGTATTTCGTGGTCTGTGACTTCTTCCAGTTGGTCTGCGGTGCTTACCCTCTCGGCAAGCTTAGTGTGCAGGAAGGCGTGTTTATGGCGTTCTACGGGGGTTGTCTTAAGGCTTTTAGATGCTGATGTCTTCTTAGTGGTGTATAATCGCAGGGGTACTTGAGCACAAGCCTTGGCGTTCCTGTCAATGCAAGTCCATGACCAGCCCCGTATCTTAGCGATTAGAGCCTCATCTGTCTTAGCCCCGTAATAGTCGGTAGAAAACCCGCACATCTCCAAGACGGAGTAGTGTATCGCCTTGCGTAATATAAAGCCCATTATTTTGCTTTTAA